TACCGAACTCAACATCGGTGATAGTCTCATCATTCTGCCTTGCCTCAAGGTCTAGTAGTTTGTCAAGGCCGTCGCCGATGCGTTCCCAGTCATTCCGACTCATCTCTATTGTCATCCTGTAATCCTCCTCTTGTGTTAGTTCAACCATCGCATCACCCCTCCGAGGCCACATACCCATAAGATACTTATGAGGACAAAGTAGATGGTTGTGGATACTATGACCCAAACTTGGTGTCTCATACTATTCCTCCCTGATGGCCGCTTGGCATAGTCTAGCCTCACGTTTGGCTATACGAACCTTCATCCTAATTATGCGGGTAGACTTGCTGGTTCGCTTTCCATGTAACCTTTCATACCTACTTACCATGTCATACCCCCTATCTCATTACTCTACCTCTATTATACCACCACTCTATTGAATCTGTCAATAGCACAAATGTTCTACTTAACATAATGACTTGACATAATGTGACATGTTGAGACTGGCCGTCCGCTGGGCCGATTAGCTGTGTCCCCATATGTCCACGAATGTCCGTGATTTGTCCACACCTTGCGATTGTAATTCCATACTTACCATAGCTAAGGGAGTAGCTGGTAGCTAGGCTACTCCCTTTGGTTCCCTAGCTCTTGACTAGGTGAGGGTTGTTGGCTATAATCCGTTTAATGATGGGTTTCTCGGCATTATAGCGAGCGGAATCGGGCCGGGATGTGGCCTCATCGTAGGCCTTTTGAGCAGCGGCCTTTTCTTCGGCTGTGGCATACTGGTCAATCAGTTCATGCCTTGACAGACCCGTTGACTGCTTCAAAAGCCCTGTGGTTCCACCACCGCCGCCACCTTTTGCTTTGATAGCCGGCACCATCAGCTTTACTGCTCCGGTAACCTTGACTGAACCGGTGGGGTCAAGCTGTCCCTTGTCGTTCTCGGTGTGGCTGGCCACAAACGTGAAGCCTTTGGCTTTCAGGCCTGCGATGTCAAAGTCCTTAACCGCCGCTTTCACAGCCCCGTATAGTGCTTTCTCCATCTCTTCACGCTGTGCCGACAGGGTTTCTGCTTCTACCCGTAGTTTCTCGGCTTCGGCCTTTTCCACATCAGCCTTGAACTTCAACATCTGCTTGCCCAAGGCTATGACTGTGGGGATGTCACCATTCGCCGATGCGACCGCTATCTGTGCGTTAAGTTCCTCAAGTGTTGGTTGCTGTTCCGTCATATATACCCCCGTTTATTTTATTTTGGGTATGCTATGACGCTACCACTTCACAGCATGGCACAACTCCAATAGTTGTCATCTATTCTATTGTCCTTCAGGTCGGGCATCTAGCCCGTATGTGTGTTTCATTAAGCCTCACTATTCAATTGTCTACATCAAGTATAGCACAGTAGATACTAGTATGTCAAGCTTAGCGGGTATGGTTCCCTCAACCTTTTAAAGTCCAGTATTGCTGCCAGTTCTCGAAAATCTCTACCGTAGTGTCTGCAAAACATCGGGTCATCTATTAGTGTGGTTAGCGCCTGCCTGAGTTCCTCCTTCCTCGCTCTGGTTAGTGTCTTGAAGTATGTGTCCCAATCTTTACCTGTCATTGTCCCATCTCCTGTTTTTTATTTTTAGTATAACACAGTACGGTCAGCTTGTCAAGTGCTTAATGGTTTAGATAACGGTTTAGATTTCCCGCTTTTCTAAACTGTTCCCTAAACTCTTGTCCGACCGTACTACTTGACATAATGTTGACACCGACAGCCCATGCAATCCCCCGCACATACGACCCGCTTGCTGTTGCGGGGGGAGTTGCACTTGCACATACCCGCATCGGCTGAGGGTACGGGTGCGTAATTCATGAGATGGATATATCTTTTCCTAGTGTTGGTCTGAGATTTTAATTTTCTACACCATTTTCCACCTGCTCGTAGGTTTGCTCAAAGATGTCGGGTTTGCAAGGGTAGAGTTCCCCCTGAACACCCTTGATGATCCAATCACCGATGTTTGCCCTATGTGTGCCTTCAAGTGTTTTGATAGTGAGGCAGTCAGGAAGCAATCCTATAGCTCTACCGCTGTCCTTTCCTAGTCGTAGCACACTGGCAATGGATTCCTTACTACCATCATAGAGAACTGCCTCAATTATTACTGGTTTCTTCCTAAATTTCATATTATTGGTTCCTCCCTGGTATTTTACTCTGTGGCATGGCAACCCCCGACTCCACACGGAAACAGTAATATGTTCCACAGTTTGGGCAAATATCATAATATGAGACCAACACTGGTGCTGAGAGCCATGTTCTCCTTTGGTCCACGACTATGGTCTGGGTTTTGTTGATATATGCCCGTGCATCTGCTCCGGCCTTCCCCTTCTTAATCTCCTCCTTAATCATCTCAGTTGCCAATCTTCTCCCGTCACCACATGCCGGACATTTGTCGAAGTTAAGTGGAAACTCTATCATGTTCTACCTCCTCAGCTATCCTTAATAGCTCCTCATATTCCCTACGCATTGATTTGCGTGTGGAGGCCGGTTTACTGTGTGTAGCGTCGGTAAATGTCATGGGAAACCTCCTTGCCTCCGAACAATATATGCAGAACCACAACCCAAGATGCTCAACCCAGTGGTGGGCACCTGTAGGTGAGTTGTCACATCTCCAACAACCAGAGTCTACGTATTGGAGATATTCCACATCACGTCTGCGTTCTACATCATCCATTTCTTCGGTATGCCTCCAACCTGTGCAATCTCAACCATCAACTCCGCAACCCGTGTGTCTAGTTGTGCCATGACCAGCCCATAGTCAAAGCGGGAGGGGTTTAATCCTCTCCTCCTCTGGTCTATCTTAGCCTTTTTGCGGAGGAGTAAGTGGCGTGTTCTCATCTCATCCTCGGTGAGTTTGGTCTCCTTGTGTCGGGTATATGGCACATATGGGTTCATCTTCAAGTAATCTAGCCCATGGGCAACCCAACACTGTGGATGGTAATAGAACTTAGCATTTATCCCACGCTTCTCCTCATTTCCTCTATTCCAATAAAACACATTGACCATTGGTGTCCCTGCCTCAATGTGTCCAGGGCAATAGGCACACTTAGCCCTGCGTTGGCACCAATTCATATAAACGTTAGGTATCATTTCTGCTCAATCGTTGGCCTATTCTCCTTACTTATAGGGAGTGCCCATCCACACCAGCCATACCTACAGCAGAGTGACCTGCCTTTCGTCTTTATTCTAGCATTACAGTAAGGAACATGTGAACTGCATACCTTAATCTTCATCATACTTATATTATATCACATTATGTGATTCTTGTCAAGTATAAGGAGTATATTAGTATACTATATAGTATTAGTTATCATAGAATATACCACTTGACATAAGTACCAATCTATAGTATAATAGAATTAGAGGTGTAATCATGTCTGACTCAGAAGAGATGGCCCACTCCCTACTTCCACTCCTTGAACATGATGGTGGTGATGGTAAACGAGCTGAGTATCTAAGTAAACGGGTATGTAATTTTTCCATGCGTGAGGCGTGTGAGTTAGCCCATGTATCCGAGAAGTCGGTTCATAGGTGGAGGGAGGCGGACCCACAGTTCAACTACCTTGATACTGAGGGAATGACAGAACTCCGTAAGAAGCTTTCCACAGAGTACATTGATATGGAGTTCACCCGCAACTTCCACCTTGTCCTACAGAAGGATTTCCGAATCCTCTACAAGGATGCCATTGGGCTAGTCCTCACCAAAGATGAGAACGAATACCTCAATAAAATCCGTCAACATTATTCTCCACAATCTTTGGCTATGATAAAGCAGTTGTTGGGTGGAGGCACAACGAAGGAGCCCTTTGATTTCACCCGTCTAGTAATGACCATTAAGCGGGAACAGATAGACATAGTCCAGGAGCGATAACTATGAGGAGGGATGATGTATTGCCCCCGTTGTGCAAGACCTATGCTCCTCATGATAGTGGAACTGAGTAATGGCATGGAACACTGGAGATGCCGTGTCTGTAACCATTGGGAAAGGAGGATAGCCACCAATGCCAGAAAAAACACAAAAGAAGATGATACAGGAGGTACACCAAGGACTATTCGGGGTAGAGGGCACAGATGATAAAGGTTTGGTAGGTGATGTCAAGGAACTTGAGAAATATGTAAGGACACAGAATTCCCGTGTTACCAAGATGGAGGGCAAACAGAAGCTCGTCTATGGTCTTATCATTGGTGCGGGTGTGTTGGGCTGTGGTGGAGTAGCCACTGGTGTATCACAATTAGTTGGTGGTTGATTATATTAAATAGATGGTGCTGAGGTGTGACTTTAGGGTCATATCAAGTGGGTAGACTAGCCTCCGGGCGGAACCTACAGGGGGCGGAACCTACAGGGAGACAGCTTAAAAGGTGGAGGGAACCATCTAAAAGGATAGAGATGTCAAAAGGTATCAGAGCCACACAAAGGCAGAAGGTGGCTGGACGGAAGAATCTTATGAAGGCCAGTGTTCTCCGCATTGGTAAACGTGGGACCCACTATAGGCCCAGGAGACCACAGTGGTAGATACTGAGCAACAGTTTCGTGAACTTATAGCCAATGACCGTAAGTTTATTGAGACCCTGTATGTCATTGAGAATAAGCAAAGGCAACAGGTTCCTTTCATCTATAACCCCATCCAAGCCGACGCAGATGCTACCGAAACTGGTATGGACATCTGGGTCAAACCTAGCCAGGTAGGGTTCAGTTCCGAGCGCATAGCCAAGAGATTGAAGTCCACCCTCACTAATCCTGGGACCAACACCGTCTTGGTAGCCTATGAGGATTTTATCACTGAACGGCTGTTGTCCAAAGTAAATTTCTTCTACAACCATCTAGAAACATTGAACATCCCTGGATTCCCTAAGGTTCACCACGACAGTACCTATGAAAAGACATACCTATTTGAGGAGAATGGTGTAGTCAAATCCACCTCCAGCATCTACATAGCCTCAGCTAGGAGCAAAACCGCTGGCCGCGCTGAGACTATCCACCACCTACTTCTAGATGAGCATGCCTTCTACGTTCCAGAAGCCACCGAGCGTATCATCGCACCGGCTATGGCTCGTATCCCACCGGAGGGAACAGTAGATTCCTTTTCCACCCCAAATGGTGAGGAGAATGAATTTCACGATTGGTATGTGGCGGCCAAGCAGGGCAACTCGGTGTTCACATCTCATTTCTATACTTGGTTCGTGCACCCTGAGTATATCATTTTGTTGGGTGATAAGAGGATTCAACAGACCATCCCAGAGACGGATAGGGATGAGTTTCCCCTCACTAGTGATGAGGAGAGACTGATGTTTACCCATAATCTATCCTTTGCACAAGTCAGGTGGCGTCGTTGGATGATTAGGGTCATGGAGAGCCTAAGGCGCAAGGGAGAGATACGTACCCT